GAGGTGGCTGATACGGTGCCCTTCCAAGGCTCCATCCGAAAGTCGTATGTGATTGTTGCGGCCATAGTGAGGGGTTGAAAGAGTGGGGGATTTTACTCCCCCGCGCCTCCGTTAAGGATTAAGGTTCGCGGTCACAGTAGATGCGAACTACCTTCTCATTCTCAGTGCGGACAGCGCCGCGCATGAGGTGAGAGCGAATGAGCAGAGCGTCGTTGCGCTGCGGGATGACATTCATCGAAGTGCCGCGCTCACCGATGGCAAGCTTGACGCCGGTTTTGTGCCACACGGGAACGGAAGTCACGCCGGTTGCGCTGGTCTTTGGAAGACGCTCCGACATGATGAACTTGAAGCCCATGAAGGTGAGTCCATCGACTCCGCCGTTGACCAACGCTTTCACGTTGTTGTAGTCGCCAGAGGTGATTTCAGTCGTGCGAAGGAGGTCTTCGGCTTCCTGCGCAGTGACGGCGATATAGCGGTCATTGAACGGAACCTCAGCTTCGTTGAGCAGTTTGGCAGCGCGGCGGAGTTTGCCGATGGTCAGGCCGGAGTTAGCGGCGGTGCCAGTCTCGACATAATCGACAGCGATGGACTGGCCCGCAGGAAGCGCGTCAGTGGTGGTGCCAGCGGCTCCGATGTAGCGAGTGCCGAAGAAGGCCGAGATGATCACATCGTCGATCTTACGGTTCATCTCGCTGGCATGGCCGCGCACGGTGTCAGAGGTCGGGAGAACCACTTGGCCGAGGAAGTGCGAGTCATACTTGTCGAACCACGTTGGAACGTGGCAGGGCGCTTGATAGAGCCAGTATTCGGAGCCAGCGAACTCCACGACAGGAGTTTCTTCGAGGCGGGATGAAATCTCGGAAGCTTCGAAGGCGGTAACGAGATTGAACTTTTTGCGCTCGCCGGTGAAGTCGGAACGCTCAACAGCGCCCTGGAGGCGGCTGTCGGTCTGCTGGAGTCGGTCTTGCCAGTTAGTAGAGAACTGGTCTGGATAGAAGTCGGGGATAGCACTCATAGGAGTGAGAAGGAATGGAGGGATTGCGCCAGCCGTTGAGGGCGTGGCAGGGAAGAGTCATGTCTTCCGGCTCCTTGGGTATCGCTCTATGAGCGGCCTCGTTGCGCGGTGGCGCTGGAGTATCCTTTCGGGTCCAACTGGCGGCAGTTATATCATATATGATAAAGCACGCAAGCACAAAAAACCCGACTCCCTTTTGAGAGCCGGGCTGCTCATTTTGCGGACGCCGAGCTAGCGCAGAAACGCAGATCATCACAACTGCACCGCAGATTCTATGCGACCTTCTTTTTCGCTTCGTGCAGTGCGAAAAGTTGCTGCTGAATCTCGCCTTGGCGTTTCAGTTCGGTGTCGTTCTTGGGATTTTGGTAAGCCGGGTCAGCTTTGAGTTGCGCCATGCGCTCGTCAATCGTGGTCATCGTGTTGCCGCGATCACCGTTGATGAGACCCGAGTCTTCGCGACGCTCAATGTCAGCAGCTAATCCCATTCGCATGACATCCTCAGCGGTATATCTGTCCTTTGTCGGATCGCCTCCGAGAATGACAATCCCGCGCTTGGCTCGCTGCCACTTCTCAGCAGCATCCTTACCCCATTCGGAGTTCAGTTTGCTAATAGCTTCTTCGGACTCGATTTTATACGCCGACTCAGATTGAGCAACCAAGTCGCCAATGGCCTTGTTGTAAAGATCAACCGCCTTGTGAACAAACTCGGGAGCAGCGCCATACTTGTGAGCAAGCTGCGCGAATTCGCCAGCGATGGGCGCGAGCTCCTTGCCTTCGGGAGCTTTGATGCCGTAATCCTCCGGCTTTGCTGGCGCGCCCGTGATCTTTGCGACTTCCGCACGGTAAGCGTTCCACTGGTCATCTGTTGCGCCTTCACCAGGCAGCTTCACGCTTTGGCGCTGGCCGATGAGCTTCTGTGCGTTGCCGAGTCCTGCCAAGGCATCGAACGGCGTCGGATACTTCGCAAGCGAGCCTTCAAACGGTTTCAGGTGGTCAGGAAGGCTTTTCGTCCAGTCCTGTTTGAAGCCGCCCTTGTCGTCGAGCAAGTCGGTGAACGTCTGCGTAGATGTGGGAGTCGCTGGATTGACTGGCGGTGCCGATGGCTCAGGATTGCCGAGACTGCCGAGTGACGGCGTTGGATCTGCTGCGGGTGGTGTTGATGCTGGTTCGCTCATGGGATGTTCTTTTTGGCCTTTTCTTTCGTGTGTTCCTTCCAAGCCCATGCCGCGCCTTCGCGATATGAGTCATGATTGACGGGCATTTTCTGGAAGCTCATAATGTGCGTGAACTTGGCAAGCGCGTATTTCAAATGAAACGCAACAGGCCCACCCTTCCATTCGTTCCACGCTTTTGTGAAACTAGCCTCATTGGGCTCGTTGAGGGTGATGATGCTCATGGGAGTTGTCGATTGGGCCACTTAGCCTTAAATGCATCTTCGCCGAATGTGGCGACATACCAGCGCTGCCACTCGGGATCTCGATCACCGAGGACTGGCGAGCGTGGAGGCTCTGGATATGGTGGCGGAGGATTCGTGGACTTGCTGCCGTCGAAGTTGACCACGATGGCGGGAACGAAGTCTTTGGATTCTTCCACCGTTGACGTGCTGATGGTCATCTCTGGGATGGGCTGAAACTGCAAACGAGGATCACCAGCCATCGCCCGAAACGAGGCAATGCCGCGCCCCTTCGGAGGGTCGTTTGTGTAACAGATGCCGTCGAAGATATAGCCGACATCTTTGCCGTCTTTCAGGACGCGCCGTTCCGGGGTGATTTCGTAGCTCATGGCTTGTAGTTGTTGAGGATGGTATCGAGGATGAAGCGCGGAAAGGCCCTGTTGCCGTCTGCCCGTGATGCTTGCATGGGTTTCAGAGACTCACCTTTAGAGTTCACAAACGAGGATGTAAGCGCCCCACCGCTCACCTGATTCATAAACCGAAACAGCGTGATGAAGTCCTTGTTGTCCCGCAGACTCAAAACGGCAAGCGCGGCCTTTTCGTGGACTTGCGCCACAGTGCCCTCAAGCGGCTGGAGGTAGGTTTCGATGGGGGTCATGATGCTATTCCCCCAGCTTTCTCTGTAAGCCATGCGGTGCCGCCAGCTATGGCCTCGGCCTCCGATTTCCATTCTCCGGGAAGAATGACACCAGCGGCGAGCGCCAAGCATGTCACGTCGAGCCTTTTGGATCTGATCGTAATTTTTGAAGTTACGCCTTTAGCAAGCAGCCATTTAGCGCGATCTTGAGTGCCTTTAATGGACTCAAACTCTTTTTTGTCTTTCGGTTTCATGTGATGATGTGATGATGCGACTCAGTTAAGCGGCTCCGAGAAGTTGCTCAGCTTTATCCATTCCGCCAATGTTTTTTACAGCCTGAGCGCCCTCCTTAGCAGCCATCATCGCCATTTGAGCTTGCTGTGCCTGCGCACGTTGCTGCTGAATTGCTGCCACTTCTTCCAGTGGTTTGAGCAGTTGAGGGTCACAGCCGGATAGGCGAGCGGACTCACGCACGAAGAAGCCAGCGTCCACGTGATCCACGATGTCGGGCATGATCGGCGCGAGCATGGCGATCTTGTTAATAAGCATGTCGGATGAGCGCAGCGTGATAGACCTCAGCGCCAAAGCAAGGCGTGAGGTCATCGTCACCTTGGGCGTCGGAAGCTGGATCAAATTCGGCCCGACTTGCTGAATTGCTTCCTGCGGAGGTGTAGGCAGCATCCCATTCTCGGCCCAGAGGTCAAATAGCCGCGTCATCATCGGCGTCGTGAACTCGCCAGTATCACGGTCAAACGCGGGAGAGATGGCGTCGAGCTTTTCACCCGCGAGTTGCGATGCTTCAAAAGCAGTGATCTCACGGCCTGCGCTGCCGATCTGCGCGAACATCTGGAACATGTCCAAGTGACACAGCCGGTATATCATGTCCTTCCTCGTTTGAATATGTTTCTCACCTTCCACGAAGTCACCAGTCACGCCGATAGGGAAGATGGCGTCAGGCTGCATTCCAGCGCCATAGTAGTTCATGGCGCGAGGTGCCAGTTTTAACGAGCCTTCCAGCGTGTCAGGCGCGGCCATCGGTGGGAAGACTTTCTTTTCCACGAACACGTCATACATCATGCGGAAGAAGTTCAGCTGCCGCGACTCTGGCAGGAGCGTGAATCCCGGACCGTAGCCCCAGACATCGCCAAAATCGAGCGCGTCCCAATTCAGGAAGCGGCCAATCATAAACGGGAAGTGATCGAATCCGCCTTCCATCATCACCTTGCCGGACACCTTCTCGAAGTAGCAGGAGAGGTATGCTTTCCGCTTGGCAGGAGCAAACTCCTCATTCGAGCGCATAGCAGGGTCACGCGGCTCTACGACGTGGTAAAACGTGCATTCCGTGTCAGGCTCCTTTTCGAGCTTTTCCGCGATGTGCTTGGGCAGATTCTCAGCGCCGAACTGCCGCGCAGCCTGATACGCGGTGAACTTGATCTCGCGGATGATGCCACAAGCCTGCTTGTTCTCATCCTGCCAGAAAACGTATGTGCCGATCTTGATCTTCTCGAAGTGCGTCTTTCCCTTGGGCGTCACTGTGACGAACATGCATCCCGTTCCGAATCCCCAAACGTCATTGAGGTATTCGTGCCGCTCCGTGTAGAAATTCGAGTCGGCAATGTATTCCTGCGAAACCATTGAGCACTCACGGAGCCAGTTCTTCACTGGATCACTTCGGCGCTGTTGCAAAACGGGCGTGAACTCATACCAAGGTTGAGTCTTGTTCGTCGTCCATGACATGTAGCCCGCAACAGACTTGCCAAGCGCATCCATCGCCGTCGTATCGTAGAGCCGCGCATCCCGGTTGTTGTTCGGCGTGTAGTCCTTTTGTGTGATGCCGGCCTTACGAGGGAAAATGTGTTCGGCGATCTCTTGCCATGCGGTATCCCACACGCCGCGAGCCGTTTTTAGCTTCTCGTAGCGCTTGATCCACCCCTTAGTTTGCTCCGTTCCCTCGAATAGTTCGCTCATGTTACAGGTATTTCGAGCCGGGTTTTGGCTTCATGGACGAAGCGGGTGGCGTGTAAGTGTTCAGCATGACGCCCTCGCCGCCAAAGCCCAGTTTGCCGATGGAGCCGAGAGACGATGCTGGCGCGAGTGGATTGTCTGGATTGATCGTCTTTCGCAGTCCATCACGACGGCCCGAGGTGATTGCAGCTTGCTCGCCTGCGGCTGAATCGGCGCGGACTGGCGCTGGCGCTGGTGGCGGTTGTTTTGGTTTTTTTGCGGAGCCTCCCATAAGTGCCCCGATTCTCTCTCATTTGTGAGAATCTTGCAAACTCTCATTTTTGAGATACTGCGCCCTCAATCTGGCATAGGGCAACCAGTGGACATCTCCGCCGTCCTGTCTTGCAAAGCCGATCCACTTCTTATCCGGCTTTGGGTCGATGCGGACGAATTGCCCGATGTCACCGACGGCAAGAGTTATGAAATAAGCAGGCTCAGCGGTGGGAAGCTCGAAATCCTTCCATGACTCCATCGCCAGGATGAAGCAATCTGGCGACGACCAGACAAAGCCGCGTTCGTGGTGCTCGGCTAGTGTTGTGTGGAAATCGAGGCCGACACGGCGCGCGACGGCTTGGGCTTCTTCGAAAGGTGTCATGATGATTTCAGGAAATAGATTAACGCGCTGATGATTGCTCCGATTGTCCAAACTGTTGCAAAGACCTTGAAGCATTCCCAGATCGTCCACAGCACCTCGTCATGATGGCGCTTTAACTCTTCCAGTCGCTTTTCGTGATCTCGAAAGTTCATAATGGGCGTGAGGCTCCGCAGCTTGGGCAGCGGTTAGCTTGGTAGATTGAGCGGCAGTAAGAGCAACGGTGCGATCTTGGGGCGAATGTGAGCTTGTCGGGAAGTGTTGACTTATACGCGCCCCACTGCAAAGCCTCGCTCCAGTTCTCCGCGAACTGCTTGGAGTAAAAGTCAGGATCACCCGAGAAAAGCGCATTGTTCGCCTGCGAGACGGCTTCTTTTGCCCTCGTTTCAGCCATGAGTGATTGCCAGTTCATGATCTTGTAAAGTAAAAGACAGCGCTGGCGATTACCATCAGCAACCAAACGATGGCACCGAAAATGTATAAAGAACACATCAATTCAAACATTTCGCGGTGATGCTCGCGCAGTTCTTGCCGTCTTTTTTCAATGTCGCGATAAGTCATGCTCAATATCCTCCTGAGTCGTATGTTGCGGGCCTTCTCCGTGGCTTGTCTCCACCCTCAACTGCCGAGTTGATAAAACCAAGCTCGTCAGCGCACCCGAAAGTGAGCATCGAGTCTGCACCGTGGGAGTTGATGTCATGCAACGGCAGCGCACGCAATGCGCCAGATGCGGCTTTTGGCTGTGTTCGGTAGTTCATCATGCAGCCAACGCCAGAGGGGAGCGGCTCACCAAACTCGTCCACTTGTTTAATCTCGCAAGCTGGATCAAACCACATTCGGGCGATGCGATCACGAACCGAGTTCACCGCGTCCCACTTGTCGCCAGCGAGCGGAACGGT